GAACTGCGCTGCTTTTATTCAAACTCCTGAGATGCTGGAATGTATTAAAAATGGCATGGAAGGCGAAGAAAAAAGCCCTATGGAATACGAAGAACAGGTAATTGAAACCGCTAAATTGGGTTACTGTGAACTGTTCCATTTCAAGTGTGCTGCCGACCGCACTTGCAATGCCTGGTTAGTCGGTGGCCCTATAACGAAAGGCAAATATGAAAGCAACGAAAGGTCAGAAGAAAGTAGCTAAAGTAATGCGTGAGTATAAGGCTGGAAGTCTACATTCTGGAAAGAAAGGCCCGATTGTTAAATCTCAGAAACAAGCTGTGGCTATTGCTCTTTCTGAAGCTGGAATGGCAAGGAAAAAGAAGAAGTGATTAAGCGCGGAAAAGAACAGTTTTCTGGATTTAACAAACCTAAAAAGACTCCAGGACACCCGACTAAAAGCCATGCTGTTTTAGCAAAGTCTGGTGATACTGTTAAATTGATTCGTTTTGGTCAACAAGGTGTATCTGGCTCTCCTGCAAGACCTGGGGAGTCGGAAGCAGATAAAGCTAGACGTAAATCATTCAAAGCACGACACGCCGAAAACATTGCAAAAGGTAAATTATCAGCAGCTTTTTGGGCTGATAAGGTTAAGTGGTGATTTGCTTTTGATTTATGGTATTCTCTGCAAAACCTCTAGGTGACAACCCGCATCGGGCCTCCTTACTGATATTTAAGGGATTCTGATGCGGGAACTTTCTGTAGGCGCAACCCCGACTGCTGGCTCAACCTCGACACTTTATACAGTGCCGACAGGTTATCGTGCGCTATGGAACCTCACTTATATCCACAACACAGGTGAATCTACAAAGCATATAACCTTAAGTTGGTATGACTCTAGCGCCGCTGTTGCTTATGATATTTTAAGTCAATACAGTTTTAGCTCTAAAGACTATCTTAAACTCGGCGGTGGAGATTATGTTGTTTTGGAGGAAGGCGATCAAGTTAGAGTAACTCCAGACGCAGGGAGTTCTTTTGCTATTGCAATGACATTTGTTCTTAAAGGCAATCAAAGAGAATGAGCAAAACATACTTACAAGCGGTTAATGATGTTCTGGTCAGGCTCCGTGAAGTCCAGGTATCTACCGTTACGCAAACATCTTACTCTACTCTTATTGGTCGATTTGTAAATGATGCAAAACGACAAGTAGAAGATGCGTTTAACTGGAACGCATTATTCACTAACGTAACAGTAACTACCTCTGCTGGAGTTAGTTCATATTCTGTTACCGGTAGTGGTAATAAGTTTAGGGTTTCAGATGCTATCAATGTAACATCAGAGATTCCTCTGCAAAACATTTCATTTGCTGAAATGAATAGGTATTTGAGCTTTGGTACCCCTGCTCAGAATATCCCTACTTACTATGCTTTTAATGGTGTTGATGGAAGTTACGACACGAAAGTAAACGTATTCCCTGTTCCTGATAGTGCTTACTCGCTTAAATTTTCGCTGATTATTCCTCAAGCGGAATTATCTTCAGACTCTACTGTTATTAAAGTGGCTGATGATCTAGTAATTCAAAATGCCTACGCTAGGGCTTTGGTTGAGCGCGGTGAAGATGGTGGACTTAATAGTTCTGAGGCCTATCAACTTTATCGTCAAATGCTATCAGATTACATTGCTTTAGAAGCCACTCGATATCCTGAATCTCAAGAGTTTATTGCTATCTAATGGCGCAACAACTTCAAATATTTGCTATCGCAGCCCCAGGGTTTTTTGGATTAAATACCCAAGACTCTCCTTTAGATTTAGCTGCCGGTTTTGCTTTAAATGCTACGAATTGCATTATTGACCAATATGGACGCATTGGATCTCGAAAAGGTTATACAAAGGTAAATTCAAGTTCTGGCGCTGTTGGATCAAACGACATTCAGGCAATACATGAGCTTGTAGAATCAGATGGTACAGCAACGATTGTATTTGCTGCGAATAACAAGTTATTTAAACTTAACTCTAGTAATGTTGTTGTTGAATTAACTTATGGTGGCGGTGGATCTGCACCTACCATTTCTGCTAACAACTGGAGTATTGCGACATTAAACAATATCGCATATTTCTTTCAGACTGGTCACGATCCGTTAATTTACGATCCAGCAGTTAGCACAACTACTTATCGCAGGGTATCTGAAAAGACTGGATACTCTGGTACTGTTCCTAGTGCAAATATTGTTTTAAGTGCTTACGGTAGATTATGGGTAGCTAATACTTCTACCAATAAAGTCACGCTTTCGTTCTCAGATCTTCTTGCCGGACATATCTGGAATACCGGAACCGCGGGAAGTCTTGATGTATCTAGGGTTTGGGGTGAAGGTGTTGATGAAATCCAAGCTCTTGCATCTCACAATGGATATTTATTTATCTTTGGCAAGAATCAAATTCTTGTCTATAAAAACGCAACAACTCCTGCCGATTTAGTAATTGATGATGCAATTATTGGAACTGGTTGTATTGCTAGAGACAGTGTTAAAGCCATTGGTACAGATGTTTTGTTTCTTTCCAATACTGGCGTTCGTTCGTTAATGAGAACCATTCAAGAGAAATCACTTCCTTTCCGTGATCTTTCAAAGAATGTACGCAACGACTTAATGGATATTGTTGCAGGGGAGGATTTAACAAAGATTAAGTCTGTATTCTCTGAAAGAAACGCAATTTATCTAATTACTTTGCCTTCTGTAAAACAGGTTTACTGTTTTGATACCAGGGGTCAATTACAAGATGGTTCGTTACGAGTAACCGTTTGGAATTCTATAGATCCAAAAGCTCTTTATTCCAGAGCTAACGGAGATTTGTTGTTCGGTAAAACTGGTTATGTAATGAAGTACACCGGTTATCAAGATGATGGTTCTTCCTACAGGATGCAGTATTACACCAACTACGCAGACTTAGGAAACGTATCTCAGACTTCTGTACTTAAAAGAATCTCTATTGTTGTTATTGGCGGAACAAATCAATACGTCACTTTTAAATGGGCATTTGATTTAACTGATAATTATTTATCTGATAATGCCTTAATTCCAATACAAGGCATTTCTGAATATGGTGTTGCTGAATATGGTGCCAATGGCTCTCCGGTTGCTTATTACAGTGATGGACAACTTATACAGACTTTAACTGTATCTGGTACTGGAACCGGAAAACTGGTTCAAACCGGATATGAAGCAAATATCAATGGCGCTGCATTAAGTATTCAAAAGATTGAAATTCAGGCCAAAAACGGAAAACTTAGTTAGGAACAATCATGAGTAATTATGTAAAAAGCACTAATTTTGCGACAAAAGATACTTTACCTGCTGGCGATTCCAATAAGATCGTCAAAGGTACTGAGATTGATACTGAATTCAATAACATTGCAACTGCCATTTCTACTAAAGCAGATACGGCATCTCCTACGTTTACCGGAACAACTGTTTTAGCAACAGCAACAATTACTACAGCAAATATTACTACTGCGACCATCACAAATGCTTTGCCAGTTACCTCTGGAGGCACTGGAGTAACTACATCCACAGGTACTGGCTCTGTTGTTCTTGGTACGTCACCGACCCTGACATCCGCTAGAATACCTGGTTCCAGCACTGGATATACAACTGTTGCAAGTGCTAACGCTGGAGCGACAAACTACACAGCGACACTCCCCGCCGAAACCTTCACTGTTGGGTATCGTAACCTCATTGCGGTAGGAACAAAGACTTCAGCCTATACGTTGGCGGTTGGAGACGTTGGTAAGTATGTGCAGGTCGGTAGTGGCGGCAGTATCGTTATTCCGGACGCTACATTCTCTGAAGGCGATGCGGTATCAATATTTAATAATACATCTGGCAACATTACAATTACTTGCTCTATAACGACTGCGTACATTGCTGGCACTGATTCAGACAAAGCCACCATGACCCTTGCTACTCGTGGTGTTGCTACCGTACTGTTCATTAGCGGGACTGTTTGTGTTGTAACTGGAACTGTGACCTAAACCATGACTGGTATTATGCAAGCCATTTTGGGCGGAGAGACTAGAGCGGCACCGGGCACCGTTACTTATACTAGTGGGTCGGGCAGCTTTACTGTGCCGATCGGAGTAAGGTCAATAACTTATACGATAGTCGGCGGCGGTGGCGGTGGGTCATGGGGCTATCAGGCGGCAGGTATTAACTTTGGATTTAATTACCCTTATGTTGGTGGCGGTGGCGGCAGCGGTGGTTTTAAAGTAAATCAGACGCTTGTTGTTGTTCCGGGACAAGTCATTGCATACTCGGTTGGCACTGGTGGCCTTACTAGCGGTGGCGGCGGATATGGAAATTTGATAGGCACTGATGGCTCAGGAACAGCATTTGGAGCGGATTCTGTTACCGGCGGTGGCCGGGGCACTGGCCACAACCAATCTGGCGGCGGCGGCAATCCTTATGATGTTGCATATAGTGGGGCCGCTGGTAGCCCAAATGGTAATGCAGGGCAGTGGAGTATTGTCGATCCAAAATCGGGGCCGTCTTTATATTCTGGTGGCACTGGTTACGGTGGATACGGAAATGGTGGTAATGGTGGCCCGGGCAATGTGCTTGCTGGTGCCGGAACAAATGGCGGTGGTGGCGTAGTTATCGTTTCATGGTAAACAAAATGGATAAATTCAACGTAACTAAAACAGCTATTGGAGACTTTTGTTTATATAGACTCTACGCTGCCGACGCTGGAGCGGTTAATTTCACAGCAGACCCGGTTGAGGAATCCAGAGTAACACCAACAAGAATTTCAATGGTGACAAGTGGAGCTAGAAGTTATGGGGCACTTGACGAAGAGCCAGTGGTTCAGGCAGTTGGTGCATTTAATATAGAGCTACAAAACAAGATGCCCGGTATCACTTATAAGATTACTGCTATGGAACCGAACACCGAATACCATTGCATCTCTCGCGCAGATTTGAAACCCTATAACTATGAGCGCGTACGTGTTGCAGCCGGTGCTCAGTTGGTTATTCCGGAAAGACGCTACTTGTTTATTGGCGGCGGTGTCGTATCGGGTAGGCAGGCTCCGGCTGTATTTGAAGCCATACCGTCGAATCAAAATTTGGAAGTTGAGGCAGATATGTTTGGCCTCATTTTTTGGTAATTGTATTAGGAATTTGACATGGCTGAAAAATGGATTCAGAAAGCGATCAATACAATGCTCCGAAAAAAAAGTATCCTGTAATTAAAACTGATTATTACATTATCTACACAGAAGACGTAAATGGTTTGTTATTTGTCCACATGGATGTATTTAAATGGACAAAAAGTATAAAGAAAGAGTTTGTTAAAGATTGGAATGATTGGGCTAGAAAACAGAAGCAAGATATATACGCAATGCCGTTTATAGACGATGAAAAGATGCACAAATGGTCTTTGATAACAGGTTTTAAAGTAGTTGAATTTTGCAAATGTTTAGATGGAATAACTAGAAAGCTGTATCTCTGGAGATAAATTATGGGTGATATTGTCGGCCCCGTCTTGGGGTATATGGGAGCAAAAAAGCAAGCATCTGCGGCTGAATCTGCTGCCAGAACATCTGCTGAAGCTCAAACTGAAGCCGCAAGGATCGCCGCTGACGAAGCTCGATTCCGTCCTATTGGGATTACGACTAGGTTTGGTCAATCCCAATTTGGGTACGATCCCACGACTGGTCGAGTATCCTCTGCGGAATATACTGTATCTCCTGAGCTTAAAGCCTA